CGTATCTCGTTAACACAATTCACGATGAGATGCAGTTCGAGGTGCATGTTGAGGACGTTGACAAAATAATTTCAGCTTCGGACTTGACAATGCAGAAAGCAGGGCGTATACTAGGGGTAAGGCTACCTCTTAACGCTGATGCTAAAGTTGGTCTTAATTGGGCCGAAACACATTAATGTAAACACAAAATAAAGGAAATCAATATGATCGTAAGTGGTACAGCAAAATGGGCAAGTGTATTAGAGCCTAATTCTATGTCATCTAAGTATCAAGTTGACATATGCCAGCTAGATAAGAAAACAGTAAAAGAGTTGGAAAGCATTGGTATAACTGTTAAGGTTGGTGAAGGTAAAAAAGAAGATCAAGAATCTTATATTACTGCTAGGACAGTACGTCCACCAAGAGTTATGGATAGTAAGAAAAATCCTTGGCCTACAGATAAGAAGGTAGGTAATGGAAGTAAAATTAAAGTTTCTATCAATCCTTATGATTGGACTTGGAAAGGTAAATCTGGTGTTAGTGCATCGTTAAATTCTGTAATGGTTGTTAGCTTAACAGAGTACACTGGCGGTGGGGATGAACTAGAAGAAGAGGATGGATTTGTTCTTGATGATGTGGATATAGACGAATTATAAGTTGTCTCCTGAGTCCTGAGTATGACTTAAAAAACTGCTCACTTTCAATGGTAGGGGATTTAGTATAAAGCACTAAGTTGGCTAGTAATGAGGGATGGGTTACTAGTATTTTTATTAACGTAGGACATACACACACATGACTAAAAAAATTAAAAAAATTTCTACGTTAGTAGAAGATATACACACGCTTATCGACACAGGTAAACACAAATTAGATACTGATAATTTAAATTTATTTTTAGATACTATGAAATATGAGGTTACTCGTTTTCTTGAACCTTATGAAGGTGAACGCAAGAATTTACGATTATCGGCTGTAGGTAGAGAAGATCGTAAACTCTGGTACGAAATGAACGATACTAAGAAGAGAAAAATATCACCACAATTACGTATGCGTTTCTTCTACGGCAACATAGTAGAAGCACTATTGTTGTTCTTGGCACAAGAGTCTGGGCACGTTGTAAAGGATCAACAGAAAGAAGTTAAACTAGAAGGAGTCAAAGGACACATTGACGCTATCATAGATGGTGTGTTGGTTGATGTTAAATCTGCATCGGATTACAGTTTTAAAAAATTTAAAAATGGTACACTATTTGAAGATGATCCTTTTGGATACTTAGGACAGATCAGTTCTTACATGGAAGCTCTTAATTTAAATGAAGGAGCATTTTTAGCTTTCAACAAAAATACAGGTGCAATTACATTATTAGAGATTGATGAATTAATGACAATCAATGCATCGAGTAGAATTAAACATTTAAAGAAAGTGATAAAACAAAAGACAGCACCTGATAGATGTTATGGTGATGAAGAATATGGTACAGGTGGAAACAGAGTTGTAAATAATAATTGTAATTACTGTGATTATCGTGTAGACTGTTGGAAAGATGCTAACGATGGAAAAGGTTTAAGAACTTTTAAGTATGCTAGTGGTTACAAATATTTTACTAAGATTGTAAATGAACCTAAAGTAGAAGAGATAAGGAACTTATGAAATGAATAAAAAAAATCCTTTGAGAGATCGTGGTGGGCCTATATATGATGAAAAAGGAAGTAATGTTATTTCTTTGAAAGAAAAAAAAGAACAAAAAGAGCAAAAAGAATTAACCGAAAGGTTGAAGAATTTAGAAAAATACTACTTGAATGAAGAGATGAAGAATAGTTAATGGGAGATCTTATTAAAAGACATCAACCTTGTCCTGACTGTGGCAGTAGTGACGCACTTAGTCTGTACACAGATGGTACATATTGTTTTTCTTGTACACGAGGAAAGAAACCTGATGAACTAGAAGATGAAGAGGGATATGAAGAGGATACAAAACAGATGCCATCAACACCACAACTAAAAACAACAGGTATAGTTAAAGAGATACCTGATAGAAACATAAGTAAGTTTACGTGTGCTAAGTACAATGTAATGATAGATGATGATGGTAAACATATTTATCCTTATTATAATGCAGATACAGAACACGTAGCCAGTAAGATACGAACACCTCATAAGAACTTTAGAATAGAAGGTGATGTAACGGATGTTGGATTATTTGGGCAACACTTGTTTAAAAGTGGTGGTAAGTACATTACACTGGTAGAGGGTGAACTAGATGCTCTTGCAACACACCAGATGTTTGATTGTAAATGGCCTGTTGTCAGTATACGATCTGGAGCAGCAGGTTCGTGTAAGGATATAGAAGCTAACTACGAATATCTTATGAGTTTTGATAATATTATTATTTGCTTTGATAATGACAAAGCAGGAAAACTTTACGCTAAAAAAGCTTCTGAACTACTCTCGCCAAAAGCTCGTATAATGAGGATGCGTTACAAGGATGCATGTGAGTATTTAGAGAACTATGAGATAGAAGAGTTTAAATCAGATTGGTGGAACGCAGAAATATATACACCAGATGGTATTGTAGCAGGTGATAGTTTATGGGATAAGATGCTAGAAGGGCCAATGCAATCTGTAGTAGATTATCCTTTTGCAGGTATCAATAAACTAACATATGGTATACGTCCATCAGAACTTGTTACAGTATGTGCTGGTACTGGTACTGGCAAGAGTAGTTTTCTACGTGAGATAATCTATCATATATTTAAAAATACAGAAGATAACATCGGTTTGATGTTTATGGAAGAGAGTGTACGCACAACAGCAGAGAGCTTGATGAGTTTACATTTAAATAAGTTACTACATTTACCTACTACAGCAATTACAGATGAGGAATATAAAGATGCTTTTGATAAGACTTTGGGAACTTCTAGGTTCTTCTTTTTCGACCATTTCGGCTCCAACACAATCGAAAATATTATTAGCCGTATTCGGTATCTTGTTCGTGCTCTTGGTTGTCGGTTTATCGTATTAGACCACATTTCTATATTGGTGTCCTCGCAAGAGAACAGTATGGATGAGCGTAGAACTATTGATGCCTGTGTTACCAAGCTACGTACAGTTGTGCAAGAGCTTGGTATCACTCTTTTTATGGTGTCACACTTACGAAGACCTTCTACTGGTTCGCATGAGCTAGGTTCTGCTACTGTAAGCTTATCTGACTTGAGAGGTAGCCACAGTATAGGTCAGCTAAGTGACATTGTAATAGGATTAGAACGTAATGGACAAGCAGACTGTGGTGTAGAAAGAAACACAACAATAACACGAGTAATAAAGAATAGGTTTTCAGGTATTACTGGCCCATCAGGTGATCTTCTTTACGATACAGAAACAGGACGTATGCAAGAAACTTATTTGAATAGTGATGATGAGTTGTAAAGGAAGATATTATGCCAAGAAAAGCACCTACATACAAAAATATTTCTAAAAAAATAATGAATGATAAAAGACAAGTTCCTAAGTATACACTTGATAATATGAACCATGTTGAACATGGAACAGTAAATGCTTTAAAAGGTGATGTAGCTGAATTAAAAGCAGCAGCATGGTTAATGGAACAAGGATTTTATGTTTTTCCAAATTTTTCTAAATCAGGTGGAATAGATCTTATTGCAGTGCGTGAAGAGTTAGGAAATTGTGTAATATACCCTATTGATGTAAAAACAATGACTAGATATCGAAAGAAAAAAAATACATCTTATGATACAGAACAATATTGTTACTACAGTTTTTATCGTACTCCTGTTCAAAAAGAAATGAATGTACGTTTACTTTATTATTACTCTCATTCTGGAAAATTTATGTTTCAAGATGAAGAAGAAAAATTATTACCAAAAGGTGTAGCAGGAAAAGGTGTTCATAGATTTGCGTTTGATGTAAAAGAATAGAATGACAGTACTTCAACTTACTAATTTTAACATACGAGACTTAGAATTAAATCCTAATGTCTACGTTCTGTACTTAGAGAACGAGAAGAGAAAAGGTGGAGATCGTTTGTGCATCTCTCTAAGAGATCATCACCGTTCTCTTGGTATCGTTGTTAAGAAATCTGGTGGAGTAGATGAAGAGAGCTACTACACAAATAGAGAGTTTGAGTGGGTAAGAGAGAGTCTTGAGAAAGACTTCAATACTGTCTTTAATGTTCTTAACAATCGACATGATGTTTTTATACCTATGGAAATATTTACAACAAACCACTGGATAGAAAACGTAGCAAATAAGGTAGGTTCTAAAATAGTACAATGTTTACATCATAAATGGAATGATATGCTACACAAGTACAGTTCTAAAAAAATACAATCTAGACAATGAGGAGAGTACAATGAATACGTCTTCACCATTATTACATGCATTACGTGCAATTTACGAATCACAGATACTTACTGCTAAAGCTAAGATAGAAGTATATATTACAAATCCTGTAGGTGTAGGAGATCATTCTACATTGACAGAAACTATTGATGAGCAAATTAATGTATTATCTACGGCACATGATAAACTAAGAGTATTAGAAGATTATTACCTTGATCAACAAAACTAATAAAATCATAAGATATAGGTCTAATTTAGAAGCTTGTTTTGCTAGGGATTTACAAGAAAAAAAATTGACATTTGATTACGAAAAAACTAGACTATCTTTCGTACCTAAAATAAAACATTATACTCCTGATTTTTATCTAGTAGATTATGATTTTTACATCGAAACAAAAGGTTTATTTATAGCTAGTGATCGAGCTAAACATTTACTTATTAAAGAACAACATCCTGATCTTGACATAAGATTTATTTTCTCCAGACCTACAAATAAACTTGACAAACGTTCCAAATCTACTTATGGTGATTGGTGCGATAAATATGGATTTTTATACGCAAAGGAAAGGATACCTGCCAAATGGCTGAAGACAACGAAGACGACAACATAGCGGATAGAGCAAGAGATATCTTGAACAGTGAACAAGATTTCATCGATAGTCTGAGTACTCTTGAAAACAAAGAAAGAGTATTTATTGTTCTTCAAGGTAGTGATAAAGATGAAGAGGGTTTTAGTATCCTTATCCTCGACTCTACAACTATACAAGAAGGACAGACAGAACCGCACATATGTACAGTCATGTCAGCAGGTATCCTTGACTTACTCAACAACTCTTGTGATGAAGTATTACAAAGAGGTTTAAATTATATTAGAAGTATTAAAAAGGATACACAGCAAGAAACTAAAACAGGTGACGTTGTTTTATTAGATGATTATAGAAAAGCTGTAGCAAAAGATTTCTCTATTCCATCTAGCATAACAGTAAATGAGGATGATGGACAACTTGAGATTAAATTTACGATAGAGGATGATGATAATGTTTGATGACGTTGATCACCCACAACATTACAAACTAAATGAACATGGCATAGAGTGCATAGATGCTATACAGGCTACGATGGATGACTATTCTTTTCAAGAGTACTTACGTGGTACGGTTATGAAATACTTGTGGAGATGTAACTACAAGAATAATAAGAAGAAAGATCTGTTAAAAGCACAATGGTACTTAAATAAAATAATAGAGAATATGAAGGATACAGACTAATGCCGACTACGTTACCTACTGACTATCAAGCTTTTATACACAAGAGCCGTTACTCTCGATGGATAGATGCAGAACAAAGAAGAGAGACTTGGAATGAAACTGTAGAGCGTTACTTAACGTTTATGTGGGAGAATACTCCTATGTCACAGTTTGGTAAAAAATCTGACATATACAAAGAACTACGAGATGCTATTCTTAACTTAGAAATCATGCCTTCCATGAGAGCTATGATGACAGCCGGGCCAGCATTAAAACGAGAAAACATAGCTGGATACAATTGTTCTTACATTCCTATAGATAATCCTAGATCTTTTGATGAGATTGTCTACATACTAATGAACGGCACTGGAGTAGGTTTCTCTGTAGAACAACAGTTTACTAACATGCTACCTTCTATTCCTGATGTTGACTTTGAGATTACTGACGACACAATCTCAGTAGCTGACAGTAAGGAAGGATGGGCAAGAAGCTTTAGAGATTTGATAAGTTTCTTATACACAAATCGAATACCTACTATTAACTATGATAAAATACGTCCTGCTGGAGCAAGACTGAAAACATTTGGTGGTAGAGCTTCTGGCCCACAACCTCTCAAAGACTTGTTTAATTTTACAATAGGAATATTTAAAAATGCTAAAGGACGTAAACTTACATCGTTGGAGTGCCATGACATCGTATGCAAGACAGGTGAAGTTGTGGTTTCTGGCGGTGTCAGGCGTTCTGCTCTCTTATCTCTCAGTGATCTGTCTGATGACAATATGCGTCATGCTAAAGCTGGTGATTGGTGGCATACTCAACCTCAAAGAGCGTTGTCAAACAACTCTGTTTGCTATTCACAGAAACCTAGTGCAGAAGCTTTTATGCAAGAATGGTTAGCTCTTGTAATGAGCAAGTCTGGTGAACGTGGTATATTTAATAGAGTAGCTTCTCAGAAACAAGCATCTCGATTTGAACGTAGACCTTTTGATGTATTGTACGGCACTAATCCTTGCAGTGAGATAATCTTAAAACCTAATCAGTTCTGTAATCTTACTGAGGTTATCTGTAAACCTTGGGACAGTGAAAAAGGATTACTATTTAAAGTTAAACTCGCTACAATCTTAGGCACAATGCAAGCTACGTTAACAGACTTTCATTATCTACGTAAGAGATGGAAAGACACAACAGAGGAAGAACGTCTACTAGGTG